CTGGTGGGCCGTGTTGGACATTCGTTCCTGGAATGCCATTTGTTCACGTGCGGCTCGACGGTTGGCTGAATTAGCCATACCGCCGCCGACGATTGATCCGACAGCGCCGATGGCGGCTGGGATCATTGCGAGTGCAGCTGGTGAAGCCATGAGAACCCCCTAGAAGTGGTCGATTAAGCCAGGAGTGCCATACAACGGCATGGGCCTGGCGCATTTCAGTCTGAAATAGCTATCGAAGATAAAGTGAGGTTCGTCAGTGACAGCGATCACTCGGTCTAGAGGCGGGTTTTCCTCAATGAATAGTTTGTCCAGGACAGGAAGGTTTTCAAAGTCCTGGGCGAGGTGCCAGAAGTCCAGGGACTGGGCAGCCTGAGATCGGAAAAGCCCGGTAATACGGGAAGGTTTGTAACGATACTCAGCGAATCGCTCTTGATAGCCGAAAACTTCGTCATCGACTCCAGAAACTCCGCCCTGGGCGAAGATTTCTTTGTTAAGTACGGCTTGCTCTCCAATCATGGAGAGGGCCGGATAGAAGTAGTCGTAGCGAGTTTGGCGTGACCACATGCGGTCCACGCCTTGCTGGTATGTTAAGTCTGCACGAACGGACACAAGTCCGATTACGGTGCAGTGTTCTGTGGCTGAATAGGTGAAGCCGTTCCCCTGGAGGGATGCGGTTCCCATTGCAGCTAAGTTGCCCTGGGGAGTTTCGGTGTAAGCACCGGTGCCGGCGGTGCCGGATGTCTGGGCAATGGGTGAGATGTTGATCATGGTGGAGCCACCACCGAGATATTCCGGACGCTGTAAGCGTTGATCGGGTGATGTTACTCCGAAGTGCGCTTTGATGATTTCGGTATAGCGGGTACCGCCTCGCGCGTCGCGCTCAAGCAGTTTCTGTACCTGGAACGCCTGTCGGAGTTGGTTGATGGTTGCTGCCGTGGCCGAGGAAAGATCGGCTACAAGGCCGGCAGCGTTCGGTGCTGAACTCCACTCGACGGGCCCAGCCGTCGGGAGAGGTGTACCGAATAAGGCGTCGCCTGTACCGGCTACGCCGGCGGATTCAAGGAATCCATGAGTAGTACGGATTTGGGCATCCCCGCCGACAATGTCGTCGCGGATCAGGGGAGCTGTAGCGCCCAGGGGTAAGTCGACCCCTGGCCCCTTCTGGGGCCAAGGTAGGCAGGATGTAAAGTAGTCGTGGCGCTTGCCGCGCCGAAGTAAGACATACCTCGAGCCGTAATTATCTGGGCCATCATGAGTCAGCGGTGCCGTTGAATTGACGAGGTTTTGATCTCTAAACCATTCGTCGAAGATGAGGTTGTAAGCCCTAAAGGGCAGTGCTGAGACTTTCGTGTCATCGAAGTCGAGTCCTAGAGGGAGGCCGAAGTAATCAGCGAGGGAACCTTCAGTGACGGTTCCATTGGAAAGCCAGGGAGTAAGGTAATCAGTAGAATCGCCCGGGCTCACCTGTTCGCCGTGGAATTTTTTCCAATTTTCCCAGATTAAGCGATTGGGGACGGCGAAGAAGAAGGTTTCCATGAACATATTGTCCATGATGGGGGCGATAGGAGTTGCGAGTCGTGCAAAGCCCGACATATCCAGGTTGAAGGTATCCCCTGGTAACATTTCGTCGACGAAGATGGGAACCAGGTACCCAGCGTCGAAGGTGGTTTTGTAGCCGTGGCTTCTATCGAAGCTCGACCGGGGGATTTCTGCCTTCGGAACCTGGCTGAATTTGTGTGTCGTGGTTGATTTCATTGTTTCCACCGATGATGAGAGTAGTACAAGCGCTATTGACTACCGCCAATAGCAGTAAGAGAAGGACTGTCGTTGTGTTTGTCATTTTTAACAAACTCGACAGCGTTGCCGAGAGATTTGGGAGCATGTGAGTTAATGCCTCCATTGAGTTCGTCGAAGGTTCCGAGGTGGAACAATGTGTAGTCGGAAGGGTGTTTTCCGAATTGGTGGTCTTTAGAGTTGCAGCATTCTGCAAAGACCCTAACCGCCATAGCGGTAGTAGGAAGTTGAAAAGTTTGAAGGTAGGCTTCCGCTTTCGCGTCGTATACGGTAAAGAGGTTTTGGACGGTCATTAGAGATATTCCCTGCCAAGTTTGGCTGTTTTGAGTTCGTGACATTTTTCGCGGACGGCAAGGCGTTCGCGTGTTGAGTTTTCAGCGCGAGAAAGAGCAAGTTTCTTTCTGCTTCGTTTAGCAGCCCGTAGCTGCTTTTCATTCTCCTTTTCCAGTAATTTGTCATAGTAGCGTGGAATTTTCAATTTTCTGTTGTCGTGGACAAGGTGGTCCTTATGGTAGGCATCTGATTTAGCATATGCCAGGAACCACGTTTTTCCGATTCCCGGGTTAAGGGACATGCGGTTGTATTCGGGAGCGACTTGAACGATTCTGCCGTCCGGCAGGTCGCGTTCGTAACGGGGGGTGTCGTCTCCCGTTTGTTTTTTAAGGATATATCTGGCGATATAGCTGGCCGATTCAAATGTAAGCGATTGAACGGTAGCAAAGCCATGGCCCCATATTTTGTCGAGTTCCCTCGATTGGTACATGGGGCTTCCCGATTTGCTCTTGCCAATAAATTCCATATCAGGGAAATCATGACCAAATATAGCGGCGTGGTAATGTGGACGAAGTGTTTTTTCGCCGTATTCTCCGCACATATAGTACCTAATTGTATTTGGGGCATATTTTATCCTTAAGCGTTTAAAGAATTTTTGGAAGTCTGAGTGTTGCAGGGAGCCATAGTCGGGCAGGTTTTCCTCATTGTAAGTAAGGGTTAGATAGCATGATCTTTCATGCATTTGTTGCTCATGGGTGCATCGGATCGCCCAGTCCCTGGCCCGATCCATGCGGCAGCCTATACACCGCCCACAAGGGACGGTGAGGAATTGCCCTGTTTGGGACTTGTTCCTGGAGAACACGAGTCCCTGGTTGCTTTTATAGCCTTCAATCGGCTTGTAGCAGGGCATTCCATTAGAGCCGGATGCCGCCCCGCATGGGGGCAGAGCGTGTGTTTTTAGAGTTAGTCTTGGAGGCTGTCTTGGAGAACAGCTTGCGGCTTTTGCCTTTAGACATTTTTGAACGTTTCATAGGTTAATGCTCCGTTAGTTAGATAGGTAGTGACCTGTATTCAGCTGACGTAATTGTCAGCTGGCGTATTATGAGACAAGTAGATAATACGCCGGTGAGGTTCTCTCACTGGTTTTTTGTTTGTCCAGAGGGTTCGGCGACGCTTTCAGCATCATTGAGAGCCTGTTTAAAGGCTTTTTCCGAGACACCCGCTGGTCTGCTATTGGTCAGCCCCAGTTCGTCCATTCTGGAGCGATTGGCGGGGTTCTGGACGAAGTTTAAGAACGACGCGGGGTCGTTGTCGAATTCTCGACGGACGTGGGAGGGTAGTTCGTTGAACGAACTTTGAGCTTCCCGCACTAGCTCGATTGCCTCGCGGTAGTCGATTGCGGGGAAGTCGCCGTAGTTCGGCGAGTGTTTAGCGAAGTGAGTGATGGCCCCGGTTTTCTGATATTTAGCCAGGATCGTGTTTATGTTGCACTCCTCACGGAAGTGCTGTTCCGTACGGCCCATGGCCGGGAACGTGATTGAGAGCCTCGGGCTCCTCGTCCTGGTGCTGTACGGGGCCTGGATCTTGGGTTCGCAGTTTGATTTCTTGGTCATTGCTTAATGCTCCGATTTTTTGCGCCTTTCGGCGAGATTGGCTTTTTCCTCTTCTTTGAGGTTTTGCCACCATTCTATTAGTTCGTTTTGCTTTTGCTTCATCCATTTTTCGCTATCTTCGTAGGCGTTTTTTGCGGATGAGAAGCCAGCAGAGGGTAAACCCTTAATGGTGGGGATTGCAGTATCGAGCATATATTCAATGCCCTGGGAGGTTTTATCGACAGCGATGTCGTAATTGGATGATATCGCCTGGACCCCCTTTTCGGCTGCTTGGCCGAGTGCTGCGCCGCCTACGGCTGCCGGTTGTATCGCATCTGTTTGCGCTTGAATTAGTTTGCCTTGCTTCCATTTGTTGTACGTGTCAGCGAGGGTGTTCATTTCTTGCGCCTTTGCAGATTTTAGCGATTGGGCGACCTGGGCGGCGGCAAGTGCGGTATTGATACCGGGGGTGACGATATCGTGCTGCTGCGCCATGGCGCCAGCAGGTGAGGACGCGCCAGAGTTGGCGCTTAGTATTGGATTGAGGCCAGCGGCGCGAAGGTCTTTCACCTCGCGCTGGTGGGCCGTGTTGGAC